GACGTTCGCACCGTGAGGAAGTACCGGGCTGAGATAACCGAGCGGATGGTGTCGGCTCTGAATGATGCCTCAGTGCGTCAGGTTGCCGACCAGTTCGGGATCAGTAAGAGTGTGGTTGGCAGGCTCAGGAACGCAGCGTAATATCGCATTAAGTATAACCCAATGCGGTTCCGTCCGACCCTGTTGTTATGTTGTCCCAATGCAGCGATAGCCCCTGCCCGAGTGCAGGCTTCGCTCTAGTCGTCACGCCCTACGAGGTGTGGCCCGCCCCGACTGCCGTTCCAAGCCCCCGCCCACAGCGGTACGTCGGGGCTCCCTACTTATGAAGAAACGTAATTGGTCTGCGATGAGGCAGAAGGTTGATGAGGAGAACGAGTGTCGTGTGTGCGGCGCTCCCGGCGCTGTTACAGCACTTCAGGCTGCGCACATTATCGCTCGATCTCAGGTTAGTCCTGGGCCAGCGGAGGACGCTAGGAATTGTGTTCCGTTGTGTCCGTCCTGCCACCGCCTTTATGACGTTGCTGATTCTCGCACGGGCCGCACATTGGATTTAGTCCCTTACCTATCGAAGGAAGAACAGGCGTATGCCGTCGAGCTGGTCGGAATCGAACACGCCTACGCCCGACTGGTGGGAGGACGCAGAACATCGGATAGTGGTGAAGGCCACTTACGAAGCGAGCCGGGACGCGATCACCCATTTGATTGACGCTATGGAAGCCGATGACTTCTCCGCCTACGCCTCCGCAGTATTCGAGTTCATCAGGGTTGGCAGGACTGCCGCACAGTGGTTGAGTGAATGACACTCTGGACGAAGGTGTGGCTCGCTGATGGCACTGAAGCGGTGGTAAGGCTCCATCCTTCGGTGATAGAAGAAGCCGCCGATAATGAAGAAGTTGTCTCCACTACCGACGGCAAACTTATTGACTTGACTTTGGTGGAGCGTTGGGCTCCCCAGCGCATTACCGACTAACCGCTTACGCCTCCGTGTTAGCCCATGCGTAGAGCTGTTGTCGTGTGATTCCCACTGCGTTCGCAATGCTTTCCATTGAGTAGCCTTCCGCTCGCGCCTCCGCAATTAGACCCTGAATCTCACGGTCCCGTTGCTCGATTAGCGCCTGGGCCTCACGGCGTTCCATGCCCTTGTGCTGGATCTTCTCAAACGCCTCCACTTACGCCTCCGCTGCTATCGCCGTGCGAATCTCGGCAAGTGAAAGGTTGCAGTCAATCGCTTCGTCAATCATGCGCAAGGCGTGTTCGTAGTCGGGTTCGTCCTGACTGATCCCCTCTGCCGCAAGTCGAACCAGCGTCGAGATTGCTTCTAGGTCGTCATGTACGTCGTGGCCGTGATGGTCAAGGGTCATGCTTACGCCTCCATTGTTTCTACTAGGACAGTGTGCAGGGTTCCGTCTGGGAGTGTGTCGCGTACAAGGTCAGTGACGGGCATCTTCCGCCCTGTTGAGTCCTCGAAGAACACTTCCGTTTCGCCGAGCTTGTCCCGGCTGAGTTCGGTTAGGTGTTCGATCAACTCATGAACGATCATGCTGCCACCTCGATTAGCTGCACTGTGAAGTCAAGCGCCGGGGCGATCCCCTCCGCCTGATCCTCAGCGTCAAGATCGAGCTTGGCAAGATCCAGGAGCGCGGGAAGCTGACTCTCCATCAGCGCCGCAAACTCCTTGTGTGTACCAGACCCGGACAGTAGGACGGAACCTTGTCCGCCTTCCGTGTTCAGTGAAGTGACGTTCCAGCTAACGCGCGTCATGCGATCACCTCCGGGCACTCGTCGTTCTCATCGTGGCTAACGCAGTCACAACCGGGTCGTGTTGTCTTGACAAGGTATGCGAGTCCAGATTCCAGCATTGCCGCCTCCGCCTTGTCGGGGTCAAACTCGGGGGTTGTCTGCCTTCCGTCGAGGTAGTTCAGGTCGTCAAACGTGAAGATGGTCCCGAACATAAAGTCCGGGTGATTCCTGACTTCCTGCATCAGCTCGTGGATTGTCTTGGTTTGCGTGGTCATGCTCCTGCCTCCGCTTTTGCTGCGTCGTTGCGTTCAGTGTCGTAATCGTTCCTAGCGTCACGGAATAAACTCCGAGCGGCTAGAACGCCGGAGACATTGGCAGGGGCTTCTTCTTCGATCCAGTGAGCCAAGGCGGTCATAAACCACCTTGCCGCTAACGCCTTCTCACCGATCCGGCCCTCAGGGTTCAGCCCTTTCAGTCCGTCCGGGTCAGTGTATTTCCAATAGGCAATTAGCGCCCATTGAGCTGCGCCTGCTTGTTCTTCGATTGTTGCGTAATCCATTGCTTTCTCCATTGTTTTCCTAGCCTTCTGGCGTAGGCCCGAACACCGCTAACGCCTTCGCGCTAACGGTGCTCGCGTCCACGTCACCGGCACTGAGTGCAGAGTTCTCCGTCCATCCAGCGGTACACGTCATCAGGCGTGTCTGATCCGTCCAGCGGATACCCGTCAGGGTCACACCCTGCCGCCTTGTTGTGTTCGACAACGGTGATCGAGCCGCGTGATCGAGTGTCCTTATCAGCGTGGTTAGCGCACAAGAACACTCCGTCAGGGGTTTCGTAGTCAGCTTCCATATTCACCCCCTAACGCCTTCTCGCACACTTGCAGAATCAAGCTCAGGGCTTGTACCGCTTCCGCCTCCGTTGTCGCAGCGGTGTCTGACTCTGGGCGTAGGTACTCCCCAATGTCGCGGACTAGTTCCAGCAGGGTCATTCAGCACCTTCTACTTTCTCCACTAGCCTGAGTTCCGTCAGTTCCGCTAGTGCGTTCTCGATCATCAGGGTTTTAGCGTCCTCCGGAAACCGCGTTCTGATGATGGCCTCCGCCCCAGCTACCGCCGCCGGGGTCATCCCGGGTTCCAGCTCGTCCAGCAGGTCGCAAGCGCCTAGGAAGTCCACCGCGTCGAGTACCGCGTCAAGTCCTTTAAGGTCAGCGCTCACGGGTGTCACCCCCTACTAGCCGGTTCAGGGTCAGGCCCAGCTCGATCATGCAGGCGAGTAGGAACGCCATTGTGTAGCCAACTGCTACCGTGAGGACACCGGCCATGGTGATCCAGCCGCACACTGCTACAAGGTCACTTAGGAAGGTCATAGCCCGCTCCCATCAGTGCGTCCTCTACTACTTCGGTGAGGTGTGCAACCGCCATACGCTGCGCTTCCTCCGGGCCACGCCCAGAGTAGAAGTCCAGCCATACGGTCAAGTAGTCCCCAAGTAGCTGCTTAGTGCTCTGGTGGTGAAAAAACTCCCACTCGTCACCCTTCATGCCCCCTAGTCCGGGCGCATAGGTTTCCAGCGCCGTATCAACTCGCTTTAGCGCGTCCACCGGGGTCATGCTGCACCCCTTACCGTTACCACATCACGCTCGGCCCAATGTTGCCGGTTCAGCTTCTCGCGGTCCCGACGTTCGACGTATGCCTTCACTTCATGCTCGAAGGCTGAATCAGCTTCAGACTTTGCATAGTCCCAGCCGATAAACCCACCGTAGGACGTGTAGTCGTCGTAGTCGTGGTCCCCATCAGGGCAGGTGATTGTGAACCCGTAGGTCTCATCGTTCGCCCACTGCGAGTATTCGCGGACCTCAGCCTTCAGAGCTTTCTCAACGTCGTCCAGCGTCCAATCGGGCCAATCTTCGAGACTCTCACGGGTCGCAAAGATAAGTCCGGCAAAACTTGAGTCCCAATCACACGTGAACGGGTAAGTCCGATCACCGGCACTGAACGCTACTTGTCCGTGATCGTACATCCAGACGGGCAATATGCACACCGCGCCGTATTCAGCCTTCAGGTGCTTGATCGCTTCATCAGCGGTGTCCCAATCGTCCAGCCTGAACCCGTCGAGTTCGCGGGGCAGGGTGTAGTTCCGGTGTTCACGGCAGGACAGCATCCCGACGTAACAATCATTGTTTTCGCGGGGGTTGATTACCCATTTGTCGTGCCAGACTTCCAGCTTTACGCCTTCCGCCTCACGCTTGTATTCACTCATTGCATTGCCTCCATTGTGTCATTGCCCTAGCCCGGTTGGGTTAGGTAGGACCACCTTACAGACTCCGCCTCATAGTGTCAAGCTGGGTTACATAGGGACCGCTTCCGCCTCCGCCTACCGCTCCCGCCTCCGCCTCCGCCGGCGGTCAGCTAGCGCCTTCGGATCAGCTCGCCCCGGGTGACCGCTAACGCCTTCGGGGTCGTGTTCGACATTGCCCCCGGGGATCGAGTGACGCGCGTCCGCTAACGCCTTAGCGCGCGAATTACCCCCACCCTTACCCCTGCCCCGGGTCCCGGTAAGCCCTTAGGATCGCTTCAGGGGCATAAAAAAAGCGCCCCCCGGGGATCCCGAAGGGCGCTTTAGGTGTTCCGGCGCTTTAGCGGGTTATCCGCTCACGCCTTACCCCTGCCGCAAACTGGCAGAGCAGGTACACCCCGCGAAGGGTGAGCCCTGCCGCGACTATTGCCACTGCCGCCGATAGGGTGAAGGTATTGCTATACAGCGCCCCGGGAAGGTATGCCGCTGCCGCGTATAGGGCGTGACTGACATACCCGGTGAACCCTGCCGCCGCTAGGGTCAACAATCCGCCGATGAAGTCCGCTTCAGTGTCTCGCATTGCTTTTCTCTTTTCTCTATTGACGGTCCATTATTGGCCCGCTAAGGGATAGCCCGGGGCGAAACCCTGAGCTACCCCCTGCCGGGTCAATCCTTCATGCGGATAGGCATAACTATTGCCTTGCATCCCTTCACCGCGTTAGTACTGCGATCCGTTACGCGAATAGGGCGAGTAGGGGCAATGAAGTCCAACTGAACCCCCTGTTTAGCGCCTAACCCCTGCGCAACTCCCTCCAGCAACTTAGGGTTCAGGGCGATAGCGCCTAGCGTGTCCACCCCGTACCCGTCCGGGATCAACTCTCCCACCTTCGGGTACTGACCCTCTACGCCCGGGTAGCTCACCCCCTCGACGGTGATAGTCACCGGGTGAGAGATACCTTCGGCGGTGTACGCGGGGCGCACCTGCAACATTTTCCCCTTTTCCCATACCTTCACCGCGTCCGCCGGGATGATCACCCCGTGAAGGGCGGTCAATTCCTCACCCGTGAACTCACCCGGCAGGGGGATCATCACCAGGGCGTAGCTATCGGTAGCGACCGCGTACAGGTCTCCCCCTTCGACGTGAAGCCCTACCCCGCACAGAACCGGGCGTGTCTTATCCTTGCTAATCACCTTAGAGGGCTTACACCCCTTCGGCAGAACTAGCGCCACGTGCGTGGACATTGTTTTGAGTACTTCGGGCGCTTCGATTGTTACTGACATTGCATTGCTCACTTTTTCTATTAGCTCACCGGTATTGGCGCGCTAAGGGGAACAGGGCGTGACCCCTGCCCCCCCTGCCGCGTCACCCGTACAGCCGTCGTAACTCGCGCAGCTCCCGGGGCGTTGTAGCTAGGGCGAGAATCTCCCCCGCGTCCGGGTAGCGCTCCTCAAGCTCCCCCCGGTCATCAGTGAAGTACACCGGTTGAGTTCTCAGCCCCCCGCCAATCATTAGATACCCGCGCCGGTCATCCTGAGTAGTGAGCAGATTGAGAAGTGAACGCGCGGCATCCGCCCCACCAAGGGCGACGTGGTAACCGTCACGGTCGCCGCTATTCGTGAGGGCACGGACCCGCCCTTCCCAATAATCGACGGCACCTATCAGCTCACGTACCAATTCCGCCCGGTCAGCCGCCCTAGCCGCAGCTACCGATTCATGAAACCTAACCTCTACTGATGAACTCATCACTAACCTCTTCTCTATTGGACACCTAGTCCTATTACTAGGCGTAATGGATTGTATGCATACTTCCGGCACGGTGTCAAGCCGGTTTACAACTCACCCGGGACGATAGGCACCTAGCCGCCCCCGCGCCGGTGTCTCTAGTGCGCCCCGTTGCGCGCGCGTGTATGTATCAGCGGGCCGCCCCCGACACCCTTCGCCCCGGGTCAGCTCACCCCCGCCCCCTGCAGGGTCACCCGGTGTACACCCGGTGTACGTCACCCCGGGATCATCAGCCCCGGCAGGGCGTGACCCCTTCCACCCTAAGCAAGGGCGGCAGGGTTCACCCCACACCGCAAACCGCCCATGGCATCACGCGCGGCGCGCGCGCAGCGTGTGGGTACGGGGGGGTAGGCGCGGCCTGCGCGTCCACGCTTATGGAGTCCCGGCCTGCCTTGCACAAAATCACCTACTCCCGATACGACTTGGAGTCCCTTGTTTAAGATTGATGTTTCAGCGTTGGAGTCCCTGAGCCCGGAGGATCGCCGGCTTGTGGAGTCTGAGCTTCGGTTGTTGGAGGAGGTTCGTGCTGCTAATCCTTTGGAGGCTTATGTGCCGCATGTAAAGCAGGTGGTTTTTCACAGCTCGATGGAGGATTTGAAGGTGTTTTTGGGGGGTAACCGGTCGGGTAAGACGACTGCGGGGATTGTTGATGATTTGATTCAGGCTTTGGATGTGCGGGATGTGCCTGAGCATTTGAGGGGTTTTAAGCGTTGGAGTCCCCCGTTTTTTTGTCGTGTGATTACGCCGGATCTTGGTCAGACTTTGGATCAGGTTGTGTTGCAGAAGATCAGGGAGTGGTGTCCTCCTGGTGCTTTGGCTGGTGGTTCGTTGGATAAGGCTTGGGATCAGCGTCTTAGGGTTCTCAGGTTTGAGAACGGGTCTTGGTTTCAGTTCATGTCTAATGATCAGGATTTGGACAAGTTTGGTGGTGCTGCTTTGCACCGGATTCATTACGACGAGGAGCCCCGGCAGGACATTCGTAGGGAGTCCCTTGCTCGTCTTATTGACTATGGCGGGGATGAGATTTTTACGATGACTCCTTTGAGGGGTATGTCGTGGATGTATGACGATGTGTGGGTTCCTTTTCAGGAGGGTCGTCTTGGGGGTTCGACTGTGGTTCTTGTGGATATGGATGACAACCCGCATTTGGATCAGAGGACTAAGGAGCGTGTTCTTGCCGAGTATTCGGATGAGGAGCGTCAGGCTCGTAAGTCTGGAATGTTTGTTCACTTTGCGGGTCTTGTGTATTCAGAGTTTGATCCTGAGACGCACGTTGAGCCTGCTCTGACGGCTTTGCCGGCGGGGGTTGAGGTGTTCGGTGGGATTGATCCGGGTATCCGTCATATGGCGGCTGTGGTGTTTTGTTATTTGGACGAGGATGACAATCTTGTTGTTTTTGATGAGCTGGCTTTGCAGGGGCTCACGATCAGTGAGGTTTGTAAGGAGATCGAGCTGACTTTGTCTAAGTGGGATGTGAAGCCGCGTTGGTGGGTTATTGACCCTGCAAGTAGGAATAAGAACAATCAGACGGGGCGTTCGGATCAGATGGAGTTTTCTGATCATGGGATTTTTACTTCTCCGGGTCAGAATGCTGTGCGTCCTGGCATTAACAAGGTGAAGGAACGGCTTAGGGCTGGCAGGTTGCGTATTACGCAGGATTGTCCTGAGTTGATTAGTGAGTTTAAGAAGTACAGGTGGAGTACACCTAAGCGGTCTGAGAATGATGCGCGTGAGGCTCCTGTGAAGCGTGACGATCACCTTTTGGATGCTTTGCGTTATGTGGTGATGAGCCGGCCTCTTACGCCGGTTTCTACTCGCGTGGAGAGTTTGAGTGTGCAAGAACGGATGTTTCGTGAGTCTCTGAAGGGGCTTGGCGAGAAGGTCCACGATGCGGGGTTTGGTCCCGGCCAGTTCAACTAGGAGGTTGACGTATGCAGGTTTTGGATAGTGGTTTTTGTTCGGCGTGTTTCAATCATGTTCTTGATCAGCCAGTAGTGGATTTTGGTGCTGATTGGGAGGGTGGAATGGTTGATGGTTTGAGCATTGACGATCTTCGTCTTTGTGAGTCTTGTGTTCAGGGTGCTGCTAAGGCGCTCGCCATTGATCCGAAGGATGTTGAGCGGGTTGCGAATGAGACTGAGAGTCTTAGGCGTGAGCTTGATGAGGCTCGGGCTTACTCGGCTCATCTTGAGGATGCTCTTGCCGCAAAGCCTGTGGTTGCACTTCCTGTTGTTGAGAAAACTGGTCGTAAGAAGGCTGCTGCGTGATCACAGCTCTTGTCTTTCTCACCATTGTTCTCGCAAGGGAGTACACAATCCATTTAGAGCGCCTTGAGTGGGCTTCTGAGCGCCGCGAGTTGCTTAATCGGGTACAGAGGCCGGAAGTTCTCCCAAGCCCTCAGATCGCCGATTTTGTGATTCCTGAAGTGGAGCCGGATGAGTTTGATTTTGTTGGGCAGATCCTTGAGGCGCATGACCAGCCTGCGTAGTGACCTGTTCACTGAGGATGAGCGTGGTTTGTTGGTGACTGGTCTTGAGTTGATGTTGCATGAAATCCCTTTGGATGAAACCGACGCTGGTGAAACTGTGCGTCTGATCAAGGAACTTGAAAATGAGTGATGTGAAAGAGCTTGAGGAGCTTCTGAAGAAGGGCAAGTCGGCTAAAAGTCGTTATGAAGCTGCCTGGTTCTTGAATCTGGCGTTTTATCAGGGGGAACAGTGGGTTGCTTGGGATGGTCGCAACCTTTATCGCCCTCAACTTCGCAGGGACAGGATGACGATTGTTGACAATCGCATTCAGCCGGTGATTCGGCATGAGGTTGCGAAGATGACCAAGCAGCGTCCGGTGTTCACTGTCACTCCTCGCACGGGTGACCAGCAGGACGTTGAGGCCACTTACCTTGCAGAGCAAATGCTTGAGTATCAGTGGACGCATCTTGACGTTCGTGAGAAGTTAAATCGAGCCTTGTTGTGGTCGCGTGTGTGTGGCGCAGGCTTTTTGAAGGTCACTTGGGATTCCACTGCTGGTGATGGCTTTGAGGCGATTGTTGGCCCTGATGGAAAGCCTGTTCCGGGGCCAAATGGCGCTCCATTGACGAATGTTGACCCTCGCGTGATCAGCCAACAGTTGGGCGTTGAGGTGCAGTCCAAGAAGGTCAAGCAGGGTGACGTTTCCATTGAGGTCAGGTCACCATTTCAAATGTTTATTGATCCGATTGCAGAACGGTTTGATGAAGCAGAGTGGGTTATTGAGCAGTCAGTTCAGTCAAAGGAGTACGTTCAGAGGCGTTGGAATGTTGACGCTGAGGCTGACACTCCCGCAAACCCTGGTCTGATTGAGGCTCGTCTTGGTGGTGCAGTGCAGAGTTCGTCCAGTTACAAGGGTGTTCGCATCAATGAGCTGTGGCAGAAAGCCAACAAGCAGTATCCGCAGGGCCGTCGTGTCGTGTGGATTAAGGACAAAGTGTTGTTTGAGGACAACAATCCTTATGACACTTGCCCGTTTGTGATGTTTAAGAACATTGAGGTTCCGGGTCGTGTGTGGCCCACTTCGATTGCCGAGCAGCTTCGTGGTCCGCAGACAGAGTTGAACAAGGTGAAGTCTCAGATTGCTGAGAATAGGAATCGTGTTGGTAACCCAACGGTTCTCGCAAGCAAGCAGAGCATTGCTGATCCGAACAGTTTTGAGAGTGCAATGGCCCAACCGGGCGGCATTTTTTACTATGACGACAACAATGGTCCGAATGCTGCGCCGGCTTATTTGCAAGCCCCCCAGCTTCCCCCGTATGTGTTGCAGGAGATTGACAGGATTGAGCAGTCAATTCAGGAGATTTCAGGCCAGCATGAGGTTACGTCCGGGAACGTGCCTAGTGGTGTGACTTCAGCATCGGCAATTAACCTTTTGCAGGAGGCTGATGACACTCGTCTTGGCCCTGCGATTACCGATATGGAAGATGGCATTTCTAAGGTGGGTCGCAAGATCCTTGACCTTGTTGCCAGGTTCTACACGGACTCTCGCACAATTAGGATTTCCGGTGAGGACAGCAGTTGGCGCGTGTTTGACTTCAAGGGCTCAATGCTGAGGGACAACACTCACGTTCAAGTCCAAGCCGGGTCAGCGTTCCCACAGTCAAAGGCTGCCAAGCAAGCCGCACTTCAGGAACTCCTCACGTTTTTTGTGCAGTCAGGTCAACCGTTGCAGGGTCGAAACCTTGCAAAGTTCTTGCAGGATTGGGAAGTGGGTGGCATGGAGCGCCTTGTTGATGACTTGTCCGAGGATGAGCAACAGGTGAACCGTGAGAACCAGCGTCTTGCCAAGGGTGAGCTGTTGCCAATCAATTCGTTTGATGATGACCAGGCGCACATTCAAAGCCATCATGACTTTATGAAAACGGCGGCTTATGACCAGATTGCCCCTCAGGTCAAACAGATTTTTGAGTCTCATGTTGCACAGCATCAGCAGCGAGTGGACCAAATGCAGCAACAGCAAATGCAAATGATGATGGCCCAGCAAGGGTCACAACAGGCTCCACCGAGCCAAGGAGGACCGCAGAATGGCGGCTAATTGTGTGCAGGATCTTGAGGCCGCTGTGAAGGCTGTCAAGGCTGATTATGGAAATGATCCCAAGTGGGCTGGTGTGATTGAGGCTGCTGATAAGGCTGTTTCGGAAGCTCATGCAGCAGAGGGCAACCCTGCCCCAGCATCACCGGGTCAAGAGGCTGCTTCGCAGGTTCACGATCAGGTCAAGTCCGGTTCGGCTCCTAGCAAGCTGGAAACTCCAGCAGAGCAGGCCAAGGAGTCACCTCAGGAGGAGAACGCTGAGTCTCCCGCGATGCAGAAGTCTGAGGGTGAAGATCCGAAGGACATGAAGGGCGCGGCCAAGATCGCAATCATGATGCTTCGCAAGAAGTAACAACCCCTTTTTAGCCCAAGGTTGAGTCAAATCGGCTTTGGGTCTTGAGCCATAAGGCTCGTTAATCCGCCCCATTAGGGGTTAAACGTCGTGCTGCCAGGGGCAGGTACAACCGCAAGGTCAGGGCCGCGTTGCTACAGCAGCAGGAAAGAGAGAAGTTAATGTCAGAGGACGTACAGCCGGAAGTAACGGAAACCACTATGGACTCCGTGTCGGAAGGCCAGGGCAACACCCCTTATGGGGAATACCTCGACAAGTTGCCGGAGGACATTCGTGAAAGTGTGGAGCCCGTCTTTAAGGAGTGGG